TGATCGTCACGCGGTGCGGATCGAGAACGCGCATCTCAACGATATCGCCGTTGCGATTCTTGATGAAGAGGACAAAGCAGTTGCCGTCAATGAGGAGTGACGAGACCATTCGGTGCTTCAGGTCAAAGCCAGTGAAGTTCGGATTGTTTGGCTGTGGCGTGGTCAGCCAAGTTGGTGATGGTCGGTACGGTCGGCGCGTACCGTCAATGCGGATGTAGGTATCCCACGGAAGCGACGCGACAGTGTCAGCGTAGAGCTTGACTGCTGCGTAATAGGCTCCGATGGAGAGTGCCGTCTGGCTGTTGATTGCGACACCGGCAGACGAGACGCTTGGCTGATTATCGGTGATCCAAGTGCCACCTACGGCACGCTGCTCACCAAGGATGCGGCGAAGGATGCTCACTTACGGTCTCCTAGCGTATAGCCGATAGCGGCAAGAGCCGCGCCCAATGCGATGAGTCCCAATGGGAGAGAGAGTAGCGCGACACCTGCGATGACAAGTGCGCCACCCACAACTTCGAGAAGGTTGCTAATCATAGGTTGATCCACTCCACTTTCGCTGCTTGCTTAGGTTCAATCTGTAGGAACTTTACACCCTGGAACGCGACCACGGCAGAGACAGCCGCGTCAATGCGGTCAGGCGAAGCCTTGTATGCCTTGGTCAGAACCTGCCCATAGCGCGTGAGGCGCGTGTGAACATTGCTGATATGGCGAGCTAGGAGCGGCGAGCCGTCGTGGCGCAGCCCCTCGCCAGTCGCCACGGCCGTGAAGAATCGGTCTACGGCTGGCCCCATGCGTTCAATCGTGGCGGTGTTGAAGACTGCCACGCGCTTGCCGTACCGGCGCGTCCACTCCTCGATCTCTGCCGCCCAGCCTGGAGGGTCGCAGAAGAGCGTCGCATCGTAAGTCTGCATGACCTGATCAACCACCGCGTCAACCTCGCCGCGCGGCACTGTCCAGTCTGGGTCGCGATTGGTGTCGGACTTCTCCCACGCTCTGATCAGGAACAGGTGACCGTCCATCGTGCAGGCGGTGAGGACTGATGCGTCTCGCGCATAGGAGCCATCCCAGCCCAGACTGATGCGTTCGCCTGGAATCAGTTTGCGCTCACGGTCGGCGAGTTTCATCCACGCCTCTGCGCCGATCCAGCGGTCTGGCGGCTGCACAAAGCGGTTGAGATGGTAGCGCTGCCACTCGTGCATCGGCACTTCGCTGGCGCGTGCCATGAGTCGGTCAATGTCTACGAATGCCGGTGCGCTTGGGTTCGCCTGCTCTAGTGCAGCCCTGCGGCCAGTGTCGGTTTCTAGGTCGTGGCTGTCAGCAGCAGCCCACCACTCGACTAGGAAGGAAGGGTCGCTCACCTCGCCAGACGAGATGCGCTTGGCGTAGGTCAGCATCCTGCCGAGCAGCGTGTTCTCATCGGAGCCTGCCGTTGAGATGTTCAACTCCAGCGCCTCGGCTCGCTTGGCAAGTGAGTTGGAGAGCACGAGATGCACGCGCTCTTTGTTGCCTGTCCACTCGTGCAACTCGTCCGCGATAAAGCAGGTTGGTCGCCCACCGTCGTTCGTGCCTGCCGCAGCAGCCACGCGGTACATACGCCCAGGGCGATCCTTGATCAGGATCTCGGTGTCATAGACCTCAAACAGTTTGGCGAGTGGACCCTGTGTCAGCATTATCCGAGCCGTGCCAAAGAGCAGGTCAGCCTGCTCAAAGGAAGCCGCCGCGATAGGGATGTTTGGCGACTTGGGAGCCTTCGGTCCTGCCAGTTCTGCGAGCGCGATAGCCGCGAGCAGCTCGGTCTTGCCGTTGCCCTTCGGCGTACCCAAGAGCGCACGTTTTACGGTGCGCTTCTGTGTGGCTGCGTCGTACTCGTAGAGCCGCCAGATATAGGCGCGCTGCCACGGCTCTAGGCGAAACGGCTCGCCAAACTTGTCGCCCTCACCGTGAACTAGGTTGGTCTCAATCCAGCGGCAGACCAAGCCACCCCACGACGGCGGCGGTGGATTACTGATCGGCGACGAGTAGAGCGGCCTCTTCGGTTGAGTCAGCGTCGGCTTCGACATAGCGTGGGTCGGCTTCGGCTTCGGCTTCCGCGATGGCTGCGTTGGCGATTCTGGCATTGAGTTCCTCCAGGCTTCGTGCTGCTTCACCATACACGATGCCAAGCGTCAGCCCTGCCTTAGGGTGCAGACCGAAGCGATCCTCCAGTTGGCGGATCTCGGCATCCACTGAGGTGCGCTGTCGGTACATAGGGTTGAGGATCTTCTGCCCCTGAGAGCCTGAGATCATCGGCTCCTCGCGTAGGTAGATGTCCATTCGCTCGCGCTCGTCGTACATCGAGAAGAGCCGCTCAAGCGCTGGCATCTGCGCCGGCTGCACAACCTGCGCGAACGGCGAGCGCCAGAAGATCTCCCAAGACTTGAGCCAACGCTCGGTGAGGTGGCTCGGAGCTGGTGGAATGGCCGCAGGATCAATGGCGATCTGGGGCAGCACGCCAAGATCTTTGGTCGATCTGTTCTGCCTTTTGTCTGCTGGCTTCTTAGCGCTCACAAATAAAACTCCCAACTGTTCATAGGACCCACACCGTACAGGAGATTGACGAACTCGGCGCTGGGTACTGTAGGGTGATCGTAGCCTAGATTACGCATAGCCCTGGGGTAGCACGGTCGCCCTTGGAACTGTTGCAGGCAAGACACGCGAGCTGGACATTCACCCAGGTGTGAGATCCGCCTCTGGCTAGAGGGATGATGTGATCAACAGTCGGAGCGGTTGGCATCCAGGTGCGACCATCCCAATAGCGCCATACCGATGGGTCAGCACAGGTGATCTGGCACATCGAGCACTGACCTTGTGAGCGCTCATACAGAGACTTGTAGTCAATGCCCCTGTCATACGCTCCGTTTCTAGACTGGCGTAGCCTACGGATCTGCCTCAACTGTCGGTCAGCGTGCTCTTTGCAAGAGTCGCAGCGCCAGCCCTGTCCGTACCGGTTGAAGGTATCGCCACATCCTGTGCATTGCTTTGGCATTAGCCAGCGCAACCGATTACGCAGTTGAAGCAGTAGGAGTCGCCTCTTCTTCCCTTCTTCCGCTGAGTACTTCCTGCTCTGCACGATTGGTGGCTTGCTTCTTAGCAGCTCATACTTGGGAGGACCGCAGCGCGGCCGTGGGCTTGGTCTGCACGCAATGCTGCAATAGCGAAACTCGCCTGCATACCTGCGCGCTCTATAGCGCACAACTGGGTACTGGCAAGTAGCGCAGGGTTCTTTCGGTAGCCAAGGTCTGTTGGCTAAGTACCAGGCATTGGTTTGCTGCTCGCGCTTGTGTCGATTGCAGCCACGCTTATGAAACCATTTGCGAGCGTCGCTCGTAAGGAACTCTCGTCCGCATCCACGGCACTCTCTAAGGAACTCTAGTGGTTTGTATCGTGCTGCCATCTAGCCTCCTGATTAGGCTTGGTGCAGGGAGAATCAGGCTCCCTGCTTGTCCACCTTAGCACGGTCACGCTTCGCCCAGCCTTTGCCCTTGAATACGATGGCGGACGGCGTGACCTGAAGGATCATCCACGGACCACACTCGCAGCGTGGTACGACTGGCTCATACCCTGACTGCATCCGCTCCTCGACCTTGCCGCAGGTCGGACACTTGAACTCATAGATCGGCATCTGGCTTCCAATCCTTCCCAGCCCAGTACGGCTTGCCTTCCTTGCGCTCTGCCGTGCGGCGGCAGTACGAGCACTCGCCGCAGGTCGGTGCGTCTGGCACTAGGTCGCGCTTGCACTTGTTGCAGTACAGCGTGCGAGAGCAGGCACGGCGCTTACCCATCCCACGGATGTCGGCCATATCGCAGAGGTGCGCGACGGTCACTTCTGCTTCCTGCGCTGTGCGCGGTTCAGTGCGACTGGCTGCTCTGCCGGTACGCCTAGGCGGATCTTGCCACTGAAGATGTCAGCGAAGAGCGGCTGCCACTTGGTCGTGTAGACATAGTCAGCGTCGTACTCGTACATCTTGGCGGCCAGAGCGGCGCGGTCGATCTCGCCAGCCTGTGTGGCGATGTAGTTGAGCGTCAGCCCCTCAAGGATGCTCTCAACGCTAGGGATCTTCCACCAGGACTCCTGCATCTCATCCCACTCTTCCTGCCCTTCGCAGGCATAGCCGTGGTCTCGCACTAGCTCAGGCTGTGCCGTCCAGTCGGTCACGATGACAGGGGTGCCGCACGCCTGCGCTTCGATCACAGGAATGCCGAAGCCCTCACCACGTGAGGCGAGCAGCAGGACATTGGCGGAGCGCATGATGCTGGCGAGCGTCTCGGCTGGAATGCCTGCACGCATCTGGCTGCTGTTCACCCAGCGGATGCGATCCTCTGGTGCGCCTACTGCCTTGAGCACAGGGATGAGGTTGATGCCGTCTAGATGACCCCAGCGGTCGGTGTGCAGGTACAGGTAGGCATCCTCGTGCTGCTGCGCGAAGAGCGCCCACGCCTTCAGCATCTCTGGGAATGACTTGCGCTTGCCCTTGTTCATCGCGGTGATGACGGTCAGGTGTGCATCCTCCGGCACGCGGAGCACATCGCGGCAGGTCGGCCCTTCGTGCGTCCATACCTTCGTGTCAATCGCGTGTGGGATGTAGGTCAGTCGGTCACGCGGTACGCCTGCCTTCAGGAGCGCCTGCTCGCCGTGCTTGCTCATTGCGACAATCAACTTGTTGCCACCCTTGATGCACCACTCGGCTACGCGCGGCGGCACAGGGTCGTGGTCAATCGGAACCCAGGCAACGATAGGCAGGTGGTGGTACGCCTCGTTGATTGCCACCCACACATCGAACAGGGTCAGACCGAAGCCACCCTGTGAGGCGGCCATCGCAATGTTCTCTGGTCCAGAGTCGTTCGCATACTTGATCAGCCCCTCGGCGAATACCTGAATGCCCTCGACCTCCATATTCGTTGGAGCGCCGTAGTTCGCTGCCACGCCTACAGGGATGCCGTCCGCCTTGATCCGCTGCGCGAGCTGCTTGGTCTGCTGACCGTAGCCGGTCGGAGCGAGTGGCGTGTTGCTGACGATGATGATTGGCTTGCTCATTGAGTCCTCCTAACTATGCTTGGTGATCTTGCCGTGACAGACCCTACACAGCGTGCGGAGCATATAGGTCGGCACGATCAACGCGCCTCCCTGACTCAGCGGCTGGATATGGTCTGCGGTGAGTGGGTTGCTGGGGTTGCCGTCGCGCTGTCCGCACAGTTCGCAGTAGGGAACTTCCTTCCGCTTCTGGATGCTGAGCCTGCGCCAGTCGGCGTTGCGATAGGGAGACGGTCCGCGATTCTTCGCCCACTCGGTCGCTTTGCGTGGTCCGCACACATTGCAGCGGTTGCCGTAGGTGGTTAGGACGCCGCAGGTCAGACACGGTCGCTGTGCTCTCACGCTTTAGGGAATGCCGGTAGCGACAGGTAGGGAGCGATGATGCGAGCCAGGTGCTCGATGGTGCGCTCCTCGCCGTCCTCTAGTTGCGGTTCAATGACTGCCCACGCCAACTTGCCGAGTGACTCCTCAAGGTTCTCGGAGATGCGTGCATAGCGTGCAAGCACGAGATGCAGCAGCTCGTGCGTCAGGATCAGACGCTGCTTGTCAGGCTCCTGCTTCCAGAAGTCGAATGCGACGCGCAGGTCGGCGGTCGGCTGTTGCGCGTGCGCGTCAATGTCTGCCCACGCATCCACATCGGACGCGGCCTCAACGATGGTGATCTCCCAGTGGTCAAGACCCATAACGGTCTGCGCCTCTGCCACCCACGCCCTCAG